CCGATTAGCTTCGATGATTTCAAGCCGACTTTGCCTGACTCGTTGCTTAGATAGTTGCAGCGTTTCGTTCAAGTTCGCGTGCACCGTGGCGGTGGATTCGGCCACTTTCGCAATTCGCTGTTCCTGTTCAAGCTTGCGCGGCGTCGGCCTGCCGCACAGCTTTGCACGGATCGAACGCATCATGCGCCCCAGCTTCATCGACCACCCCGCGCAGGCGGCAGAACTTCCGTTCGCAGCCGGTTGATGATCTGATCCTGAAACTGCGACCACCGGCGGTCAATATCCTGCCGATATGATTCGCCGGCCGCCGCCGATCGTTCGGTGGCCTGCGCCATCGCGGTGACTTCCTTCGATAGCTGAACGATGGCGGTCGCGGTTGCCTCCTGCGCCCGCGCCATCGATTCGGTCGCGCGATTTCTGTTTTCCTGCGCGATCGTGGAGGCTTGCAGCGCGATGCTGTGTTGTTCCAGCACCTTGCCCATTTCCTGCGACTCGGCAAGGCGGGCCGCCCAGTTGTCATCGACGCGCTTTTTTTCTTTCAGGTAAAGGCCGCAGACCACGGCCAGCATCAGGCCAAGCAAGCCATATTCGACAAATTTCGGGATCAGTTCCACGACGTGACCGGGCCGATCAGTTGCCCAAACACACTTCGCGCCAGTGCACGTTATTGGCCGAAACGGTCTGGATAAACGGGACCAGATCGCCCGGCACGCCGGGCTTGCACCTGCCCTTCGCGTCGCATTGCTCGCGCAGCCATTTGCGCAGCGCCGGCGTCATCGGCGGGACCTTCGTGGATTTGCACAGCGAGTCGACCACGATGGTGCGCTCGCCCATGGCCGCGGCGCTACAGATTGTCCACAGCAGAATGATAGTCGCCAGTGCGGGCCGCATCGTGGATTTCCCTTGCTCGCTTTTCGCGGGCGTCCAGAACCTTGCGCTGATCCTCAATGTGGGATTGCCGCCCCTGTTCCTTAAGGTCGGCTTCCCGTTTCAGGTTCGTCAGCCACCCGAACACTGCCGCGAAAAACTCGCTGATCAGATACCTGATCGCCATCGGGGCAATCGTGGCGATGATCCCGCTAAGCAACTTTGATCCCTTCCGCAGGCGTCACCGCGGCCGGCGTAGGCACAGCAGGATCGACCAGCGCGCGGGTCATGCGGGCTTCGATGGCCTGTTCAAAAGCCGGCGTGTTCGGTGACACGCCCCACTTGCTGAACAGTTCCGTGCCGTGCGTGCGGACATACTCCAGCACATTGACCAGCAGCATGCTTTTCACGTCCACTTCACCCTTGCCGCGCACCGAGTCGCCAAGCTGTTGCGCGCCCCAGTTGATGCCGTTGATGACCAGTTCCTGCAACCGCTGCCGATAGGTTTCATCGATCGCGATCCCGGCCCCTTTCAGGAATCGATAAACGATGCCGACGATGAAGGCGGCGATCACGGTCGCGAATGCGGTCAGCAGCGGCACCAGAATGTCGCTGGCAAGCGAACCGATGCTGATGATCGTGTCGGTCTGCGCGAAGGCGGACGCGGTGCCCAGCACCAGCGCGAATGCCGCGATCAGCATGCCGCCGACATAGTTTGCGATTCCGTGAATCATGTTGCCCGGCCTCCAGTTGAATGGTCCCGACCACTAAAGAACGAAAACGCCGACGCTGAAAAGCACAAAAAACCGCGCCCCCGTGAAGGGGCGCGGTTGGTCACTTTTACGCGATCGCGCTCGCGAACATCACCTGAACTTCCGCCGGCGCATTCGGCAGCTTCGCGACCGCCTTGCGCGCCAGTTCATCCCGGTGCCGCTTCGCCTTGCGACCCGCCAGATCGCGGGCATCCTTTTTCGTATCCGCCCACTGGAAGTCGAACCTTGCGGTTTGATCCCAGTGCCAGCGACCACGTTTCAGGCGAAAGGTTTCGACCTGCCGCCAGATCAGGAACACCCCGGCCGCATTGCGGTGCGTGGAAACGCAAAAACTGGTGCGCTCTTTCTTCCGCTTGCCCTTGACCTCCCCGGCCGGCCAGAACGTGAAGCCGGTATGCGCCCCGGGCTTCATGATCCGGGTCAGCCGATGCTTGCGCGGATCGGCCTTCACCCGCTCCAGTTCGTTCCGCTGGCTTGCCGCCTGTATGTCCCGCCAGACCGAAGCCAATAGATCGCGACCACGTTCGTCGATCGTGCTCATTTTCAGATTCCATTTTCAAACAGCCCGCGCCCGGCACCATCGCCGTGCGACGCGGGCATTGTAGCAAACCGACTCTGCGGTTTTGCTGATCTGCTAGTGTCGACGACTCGAAAGCGCCTGCGCCACAGCGACTTCTGTGATCAGGTCGGCAGGCTTGACTCCGATGAAACGGGCACAAGTCGCGCGCGATCACACACCAGCGCGCGCGGAAGTGCCTGCCGTTATTGACCCGGGCGCGGCTGAAAATAATTTAATCGGATAAAGTGTCAGGCGGTCAGGGCGGCAGCATAAACCCGGCCGTCACAGCCGCCATCCCACCCATCATCAGCAGCGCGCCGGCGACGATCGCCATGCCGCTGGGGCGGGCGCATCGCTCCACCGCCCAGTCATGCAATGCGACAACCGCGCCCATCGCCGCGATGGTCATCGACACCATCCCGATCGCGATCAGCGCGGTCGCAGTCATCGCTTCACGCCTCGTTTGTGGTGACCGTGCCGGACGCTGTGACGATGCGCTTGCCGGTCCCGGGCAGCGGCACCGACTTCGGCCAGCGCGATCCGCCTTCACCGCCGATCAGTCGGTTTTTCGCAATGCGCGCGACGGAAATCGCGTTCGACTGATTGCCGCCAAGCACGTGATAGAACCCGGCCTTGTCCTCACCGACATAGAACCCGACGTGCCCGCTGGTGCCATTCTTCGCGCCGCGCCAGAAGATCAGGACCGCCCCGAACGTGGGCGGCGTATAAACACCCATCTTCGACCAGTTGCGCGCCAGATAGGGATTCGCCGGCAGGATTTCGTTCGGGCAGGTCAGCGCGATGCACGTTTCGACCAGATCACCACACCATGGAAGCTTGCGCGGATCGCCCAGCCGGCGGCCGTCACTCGCAAGGAACTTCGACAGTTCGGTGAAATCCTTTTCTTCGTGCAAGCCTTTCTTGCGCAGGCACAGATCGATCCACGGCGTCATCGTGGTGATCGCTTCATCCTTCGCGGCGACCGGCTTGCTGTCCGCGGCCTGCAACGCGCGAAGCGTTTCCGGCCCCACGATCCCATCGACCAGAATGCCCCGCATCTGCTGGAACATCTTCACCGCGCCGATCGTCTGGCGGCCATAGACTCCATCGATATCGCCGGGATCGCATCCCAGCGCTTTCAGCCGCTCTTGCAGTTCCCGCACCTTCATCGCAATCCCCTTCGGTTATGATTCGCCGGCAACGTCATCGGACGGCGTGACATTCTGCAACGGCTCAATCGGCGGCACCACCGGATTCCCCGGCGTCGGCTTTTCCGGCAACGGCTGCCCGGGCTTTGTCACCGGGTCCCACCATTGCTTATAGGTGCTCGCGTCCAGCGACGGCTGCGCCACATCGCACCGCGTCGTGTAGCCGCCCCCGCGCGTGTAGACGTGCTGCGCTTCCTTGATCCGATAGGTGCCGTCGACTCCGGGACGCGCGCCGGTGATCTGAACCCGACCGCCGCCGCGGGCTTGCGGTTCGCCGTTGAACAGCACCCATCCCGTGCCGCGCTCGCGCTCCGATTCCGCGCCAAGTCCGCCGGCGATCTGCCCGGCATTGTTAGCGTTCGCTTGCGGCCCCGGCTGCATAGCCGTGGCGTTCGCACCACCGAATGGCGTTTCACCGCCGATCGACTTCGATGCCGATTTCCATGCACCGCTTAGGATATTGAAGTGCTGGCTTTTCGCGCCGGAATACTGCGGGCGCGCGGTGAACGGTTTGATGCGCCACGCAATCAGGTTGTCGCCCCACTCCGCTGCGACGATCGCCGTGGGCGTGCCATCCGCCGCGAAGAATTCGGTCGCGCTGGTCAAGCTGACCTGATTGCCGGAAATCTTGAAGATCGCCCCCAGTTCGCGCTGCTGTTGCAGGCCCCAGTGATGGAACGACGAATTGATGTACCAGTAATCTTTTTGCTGACCGCCCATCGATCCGATGTTCGCGGAAAGCCCGGCCTGCTTTGCAAACTTGCCGAACACTTCCGACATGGAAACCATCTTCGCCGGGCCGTCCGGTGGCTGGCCTTCACCCATCGACATTTGAATGGGCGACTTTCCCGGCCCCTTCATGTCAGCGCCGGTCGCTTCGATCCATAGCCGACGGCCACCGCCCTTTCGACTGAACCCGGACTCCACACTCGACACCACGCCGTCGAACACCGCGCGCGTGCCTTCGCTGCGCCATCCCAGCCGCACGCTGACCGGCGCACCATCAGGCGGGATCGCAAGCTGCGCGTTGCGGTCGTCTAATTCCAGCGAACACGTGTCAACTTCGCCGCCCTCCTTATCGATCACCGTGACGCTGATCAGATAAGGGTCGAACGCTGCCGTCACGTCGCGGCCATCGACGATGATCTTGCAGAATGCGCGGACCCGGTGCGACTGCGCGAACGGAGGCATGTTTACGCCCTAGGGCCGAACAGCGTCACCGTCGGCATGTCAGGCCCCTTGCCGGCCATGATATCGGGATCGATCGGCATGAACACCTGAACGCCGGGCGGCAGAAACGGACTGACCTTGTGATAGGGCGCAAGGTGCGGGTTCACGTCCAGCGTCTTTTCATAGATGCCCGGCGCGTATCGCTTATAGCGACGCCACACCAGCAGATCGACGGTGACGCGATCGCTGGCGACGGTGATCGTTTCATAGTCGCTAATCGGCATCGGTCACACCAGAAAGCTGTAAAGTTCGCTGAAATGATCCCGCGCATCAGGCACGGGATGCCGCACGAACACCGTTTCGAATTCGATCTTTCCGCCGATGCCCGTTTCCACGATGTTTGTGTGTTTGCGCACCAGCTTTTCGATCAGATACCAGCCCAGCCCGCGGCCATCGCCAAGCATGATATATTCGATCAGTTGCGCGCGCCGCATCTGTTCCATCACGTCAAGGCTGTGCAAGCCCTTGCCGCGCAGCGAATATGGGAAGATGCGCCCGCGGATGTATAATTCCTCGTCGCCTTCCCCAACCCACTCGCGATAATACGGCGACCCGGCGATTTCCTTTTTCGCCCAGTCCGATTGCGTCATGTGATCCATTTCATGATAGTTCAACGGATACACTTCAAATTGCAAAGGCCCCCAACTGGCGAGCATGTTATTGTTTTCCTTCGTGTTTTTGGCGCGGCATCGCGGGTTTCGCTTTTCGCGTGCACTTCGCGCGATATTCCGGATCGGTCCACAGCCGGCGCATGATTTCGGCGCGCCTTGCCCCTTTGCTCGGATCGTTCGCGAAGCTTTTTGTTAATGCCTTCCCTTGTCGCTTTCGCGCCTCCGGTGTTCGCCCGGCCTTCAGCCCCGCGGCCATCGCTTCGCTTGTTTGCATTGCTCGCTTCACGCCGTCGGAAATCCGCTTCCTGACTTCCGGTCGGCCCAGACTGACCCGGATTGTCGCGGACATTTGCTCGCGAAACTCCGGTGATCTGCGCCGCTCCAGTTCCGCTTCGCTCATTCCGCCCAGCCCGCCGGGTCGAACATTCCACAGTTGCCCCGGCGCTGCGACGGCGATCAGGTTGCGTTCCAGATCGAACGCGGCGGTGTCTGTTAATCCATCGGACAGTTTGCGCGCGGTGACCGTTGCGCCATCCTCGATTGCGCGGATCAGCCGGTGATGGAACACGCCGCTGCGCACCGTTTCGCCATCAGCGCGCCGGCGTTGAATACGCCGCACGGCGCGCATGTGATCGTCGATGCGCCATCCCTTGCCCTTGCCGATGTAGCGCACCACACCGTCCACTTCGATGATGTAGACATAAGCCATTTCAAGCCGCACCGATGTCAGCGTAGGAGTCCCAGCGGGACTCGCGGACTTCGCGATTGACTTCACGTCGCGCACTGGCGCGGCGGAACTGCGGCACAAGCTGGCTGGGCGGGCTGGGCGCTTCGATCGAAGGCCGGATCGGCGCTTCCAGTTGCCCGCGCAGTGCCGTCCATTGATCAGCCGCTGGGCTTGTCGCACCAGCGCCAGCGCCAGCGCCGGCTGCCGGGCCTGCCCCGACCGGTCCAGCGCCAGCAGCGGGATCACTATTGCCGGCGGCAACCGGCGGCGGCGCGGGCGCAGGGCGTGCCGCTCCAGCAGCCAGCGGCCCAGTTGCACCGGGCGCGCCGCCGCGCCCGATCTGTGATTGCCGCCGCGCGATCGATTGTTCATAGGCGTTGCCGCCCTTGCCCCATGCGTCCGTCGTCTGGCCACCGCGGTTGATTGCGTTTGATGCTCCGGTCGCACCGCCGCTGTGCGCGTGCCCCAGCATTTGCAGCTTCCGTTCAGGCGACGCATCGCGATAGGCCTGACTCTTTTGCATCATCGTGCGGTGGTTTCCGCGCGTGTAGGCGTCCAGAAATCGTTCCTGCTGTTGCGGATTGCCGCGGAAGGCTGCGCGATCCGGCACGCCTTCGCCAAGCGCGCGCGCCGCGTCTGTTTTTGCCGCGCCGCCCATCTGATACGCGCCATCGAAATTCCCGCCTGCCCCGCCCTTCGCGCTGTAATCCCCGCCGCGGCTTTCGATATCCGCCAGCCCTTGGCGGTAGGCGTTCCATTGTTCCGGGCTGACTCCCAGTTCGTTCGCCGTCATGCCGCCGGCAGCGCCGGGCAGCTTAGCGCCGGGGGCGGCAGGTCCGCCATGCGGCTGCCCGGGCTTCGCTGCGCCCAGAAATGGATTCTTCGGTCCGCCATCGTCCGGCACCGATGCCTTCGGCGCACCCGGATCGGCCTTGCCCGACGCGATAGCCTGATTGCGTTGCAGCGCCGCCTGCGCCTTCGCCGGATCATGAACTTCGAAGTGACCGCGATCCGGATTGCGCCACGTCGCGCCCGACCGCAGGCCCCACTTGTCCGCCAGCGCGTTTTCCGCCTCCACCCCGCCCGGAAGCCCGCTGCTGACTTTGTTGCGGGCGCTCATATTGATATCGATCGCCCGGCCTCCATCCTTGCCGTGATTGCTTTGGATGTTCGTGCCGGCGATGTTTCGATCATTGAACCCGCCGATCGAACTGATGTTGCCGCCCTGCGCCGTGTAATCGTTCAGGAAGCCGCGGAAGTTTTCCGCGTGCGCCGAACCGACGGTGACCTTTTTGCCCCCGGGGCCGATCAGTTGCGTCTGGTTGCCCATGGTTTTATTGACGCGCCATGCGCCTTCCCCGCCGCCTACGCCGCCCGCTGTAGCGCCTGCCGCTGCGCCGGCTCCACCCATAGGCCCGGGCGCTGCGCCTCCACCAGCGCCGCCCCTGCCCCCGCCTGCGATCGCGCCGCCGCCTGCTGGCGTACCACCACCACCACCACCACCGCCGCCGCCACCGCCACCGCCGCCACCTGCCGCTGTGCGCGCCGCTGCCGCGGCGGTGCCAACCCCGCGACGGAATACACCAGTGCCGCCTGAACCGGGCGCACGCCTTCCCCCGCCACCCGATGGCGCTGTTCCGCCGCTGGGCGCTGCGCCTCCACCCGACCCGTCACCGGTGCCGAACGGGAAGCCCGCGCCGCCGGTGCCCGGGTCCACCCCGCCGCCTCCACCGCCTCCGCTAAACGCCGCAGGCGATGCCCCGCCGCCCGGCGTGAACCGCGGCAGGCCGCCGAAGCGGCCGACCGGTCCGCGCGATCCGCTCCACGTGCCGCCGCCGCCCGTGAAGTTCATCTTTTTCGGGCTGGTGTCCTCGACTTCCTTGGCGGCCTTGTTCAGTTCGTCGGCCAGCGCACGCGCGGCCTTCGCGGCATCTTCCTCTTGCTTCAACCGGCTGCGCATCGCCTCCAGTTGCCGCTGATCTGCGCCTTTCTGTTCGGCTTCGGTCAGCAGCCGGCGCTGTGTCTGGACGTTGAATTCACGACGCTTTGCCGTTTCATCAGCCAAGCCGCGGCCGTGGCCTTGCAGCTTCGTGGCGTCATCACTTAGCCGTTCCTGCAATGCCGGCCCCAGATCGCCCATCGCTTCATCGAAGGCGGCCTTCGCGCCTTTCTGGCGCAGCGTCTGGATATACTCCAGCGCCCGGCCGATCCGCTCCAGTCCCTTGCCGACCGACTCGATCAGGAACGTCGCGCCGGATAAGTTCGCGACCCGCACAAGCTGATCGGATAGCGTCGAAACCGAATTCGTTAGCCGTTGCCAGTTCGCCTGCGCATCCTTCCCGACCACACCGAACGCCTTGTCAACCTGACCGGCGGAATCGCGCACGTTGTTCAGTTGCTTGATCATTTCTTCGCGCTGCGAAAGCATGCTGCGAACGCCCTGCTGAACCTGCAAATCGCCGAAGATTTCATTGATGCGCGAAAGGTCGCCGCGAAGCGCGCTGTTCGTGATCCCTAGGAACGTCGCCAGCACATCTTGCCCGGCGTTGCGCGCAGCCTTTAGCTGTTCGCGCAGATCGGACACGCCCATATCCTTGAACTTTTTCACCACTTCGTCGCTGGTCATCTTTTGCAGCACGTTTTGAAGCTGTGTCGCCGCTTCGCTGCTGCTGCCGGCCGTGTTGCGCATCGTCTGGAGTGTCGCGACCAGAACCTGCAAACCCTCCGCACCCTTGTAACCCTGCGCCGCGAAAGCGGACAAAAGGCTGGGCAGTTCCTTCGCCATGTCAGCGATTTCGAACATGCCTTCATCGGCCGACTTCGCGATGATATCGAACGCGCCGGCCATATCCTTGACTTCGATCTTCAACTGCCGGTTCATCGCGCCGGCGGTTTTCGCCATATCCTCCACGCTCGCGCCCGTCGCCTGCGCAGCCTTCGCGACCTGCGGCATGAACGCCATCATTTCTTCCAGCGATCGACCGCCCTGCGATGCCAGCGATTTCAGCCCGGCCGTGACTTCCGCGATCGGCAGGCCCATCGTCTGCGCGATCGACTGGATTTCGTTGCGCACCTTTTTCATATCGCCGGCGCTTGCGTTGGCGACCACCTGAATCCGGGATAGCTCGCGATCGAACGCCGCCATGTTTTCCACGGCCCGCTTGACCGCCGTGCCGCCGGCCAGCACGCCGAAGGCCTGACTCATGTTGCGGCCCATCGTGGCCGCGCTCGCACTCGCGCGCTTTGTGTTTGCTTCGATCTGCGCGGTGGTGCGCGCCATTTCTTGCTGGAACTGGCGGGCGTTGCGGCTTGCGGACTGAAACGCGCGGGCGGTTTCATCCTTGCCGCGAAGAATGAGTCTTGCTTCGTGGTCGTTTGCCATAGGTCAATTCATACTTGCGCGCAGGCGACGCCGGCAAGCTTCATTCTTCGGCGGTGATATCGAACCCGGTGCCTTCATCCGTTTCGTCGATCGTGCGCTGGCGCAGCGCCCACTGGTCCGCCAGCGACCGTTCCGGGACCGGGGGCGCGGTCTGGTCCGGCATGCCGATCGGCGGCGCATCTGGTTGCGGAAATTCATCCGCCCCATAGGCCTGCGGCGATTGCGGAATGTTGCCGTTCAGAATGTCATCACGCATCTGCGCCGGCAGCACCGCAAGGAACGCCGCCATGACGCGATCAGCGTCGGGATAGGTCAGCAGTCGCAGCGCGGTTTCCGGCATTCCGGTCAGCGCCGCCATCAGTTGCAGGGTCGATCGGAATTCACCCTGATTCCAGCGCAGGGTGTGATCCAGCTTCACCGGACCGATTTCGATCAAATCGGTTTCCGGCTTTGCCGCATCGACCGGCGCGCCAGTGATGCGCGTCTTTTGATAGGAAAGCGGATTATATAGCTCGACGATCGCGGTTCCGCGTTTCGTAAACATCAGCCCAGCCCCTTCAAAGTGATGACCGGGATCGCCCCGGTCATCTGTGCGGCGGCGTCAAGCGCCGCACGTTCGCGCATTACAGCGCGGGTATTAAGCCCCGATCGGAACCCGCAGGATGCGGTTCATATCGAAGTTCAAATCTTCGCCACCGATGCGCCGCGTGCTGGTGAAGAAATCCCAGTCATAAATCATTTCATCCTTGAGGCTTAGTTGATACATCACGATGCCGCGGATGGAGTATTCGTGCGCCTGCAAGTCGCCCTTGCGGAAGTTCGTCGGGGCGACGCGGCCAAGCTGGCCTTGCATCACCGCCACGGCTTCGTGAAGCTCGTTCGTGCGCAGATCGCGGATCGCACCGTAAGCAGTGAACCGGCGCTTGACGTTCGTGCTGGTGCCCAGCAGCGTCATCACCCACGGCTGCCAACCAGCAAGGTTGAACGTCGCTTCCAGCCGCTCGATATGGTTCGAAACTTCGATCGCGATCGGTGCACCACCGGCCGCATGATCGGAATAGTTTTCTTCCAGATCGGGAAGCTTCAATTCCTGCAAATGCAGATGGTTCGAAAGCGTCGGATCGTGATCGCCGGCGAACAAGTTCGCGCTTTCCATTACATAAAGTGACGGCATTGCCTGTTCGCCTTTCCTCTTAAGTGTGGCCGACCCGGATCAGGGCGCGGGCTGAATGCGATAAACCCGGATCGGCCGGTGTCCCTTGCTTTTTGTCCCGCCCATGGAGGCTAAATTCCCGAACAGACGCCCAGCAAAGGAACCCCGGTTTAGACTGCCATATTCAACTGCGCTTCCAACTGCTTCACCATCGCATCGATCGCCGGCCGATACCTTGCGGACTCGGTGGTGATCTTGCGCAACACTGGCGCTTCCTCGGCCGCGAAGCTGACCGTCAAATGCCCCAGTCGGATTTCCTCGGCACTGTTCTGTGATCCGCGGAAGTGGACCTTGAATCCCAGAATGTGTTCGTCGGCCATCAGGTCGCGAAGGAAGAAGTGCATCGTGTTCAGGATGGCTTTGATCGTGTGACCGGTGATGTTGAATCGGCCCAGATACGATCGCAGCGTCCGGATCAGGCCAAGGTGGATATAATCCCGGCCGCGCGTGACGTTGTAAAACATCCACAGCGGATCGTCGGTGGCCACGTCGGTGCCCACGAAAATGAACCCGCCAGAAGAAATCGCGAAGTCATTGCCGACTTCACCACGCACCAGAATTCCGATGTTCGCGGACAAAAGCGACTGACCTTCGTTCGCGCCGTCCACGATGCTGAACTTCATGTCGCGCGCCGGGCCAAGGATGCCTTGAATCGGCTGGTTCGCCCACGAATGGAAGGGCGCACCCTTTTCGTGATCCCGGCGCACGGCGACGCCAAGGATGCGCGGCGCAAGCGGCCGGATCAGAATGTTGCCGGTTGCCGGGTCCATGATCCGGCAGCCGCCGCTGATCGGGATGATGCGCTGCGAATTGATCGTTTCGCGCCAGTCCTTGTCGGCGACTTCGGATGATCCGGTCGACTCGACCACCGCATGCGCGACAAGCTGGTTCAGGATGCTGGTCAGCGAAGCGACGATCGGATTTGCACCGACGCTGATGGTGGCCGTCGCGGTTGCGGTAACAGCACCGCCGCCGGCTGGAGGCGCTTCGATCGCGACCGTCGGGGCCGACGTGTACCATGCGCCATAGCTATCGATCACGATATCGTTCGTCGTGATTTCGCCATCGGTGTTCGCGACCGCGTGCGCCGTCGCCTGAACGATCGTCGCGTTTGTGCCGCCCCCGGTGAAGGTGACGGTATAGGTTTCATTCGGTTCATAGCCTTCGCCGATCGTGTTCACGGTCAGCGTGCCAAGGCTGTTTGCCATCTGCCCGGTATAACCCGGGGCGGCGATCAGGCGCGGCGTCACCGCCAGCTTGTCCGGCGCTTGCAGGAAGGCGGAAAGGCCGGTGCCCTGCAAACTATCGCCCATGATGTTCGCGATGGTCTGTTGCAGCTTCACGGCCGGGTCGGCGTTCGTCCCGGTCGCCGTGCGCACGATCACCATGCGCGCCGCCGACTGGAATTCGCCAAGCTGGTCATTGATGCCGCGGATCGCGTCGGGCAGGTATCCCAGCGCCCCCAGCTTTTTCAGCTTCGTGGTGTCGTTTGAATAGATCAGCACCGGCGTGTTCAGCGGATAAACCGCGGCGTCGGCTTCATCGGCCGGCCCGATCAGACCGATCGTGGACATATCCGCGCCGATGACGGGCCGCGGCTCGTGATCGATGCGGCGAATGACGATACCGAATACCGGATCAGACATGGTTCAGTCCCTTCAAATCAGTAGGTTCGGCGTGGTGATTTCCAGCCGACCTTTTTCCGCTGCTAAGCATCGAACCACGAACACAACGGGCGGTTCCTGCCCTTCCGTTTCCGGCGATCCCACGAATCGGAATTCCCGCACATAGTCACCATCTTCGGTCACTTCCTGACTGATCGGCGTCATGGAAACGGCGCGAACATCGCTGATTTGCACCGATTGCACGTAGACGTTCAGTTCCGACCGCGGCATTCGTGATCCAGACTCTAGTTTCGCGAACCATAGAACGCGGTTTTAATTCGACACAAGGGCCGGCATCACGTCATCGGCCACTGTGCGAAAAGTGAGTTTTTCTGATCTTCGGTCATGTGCCCAGACGCCACCCACTGCGCCGCGCCCATTTGCGTAAACGGGTGATCGCGCTCCACCGTGCCTGATAGGTCGAACAGTTCCCAGAAAAACGCCAGCGCCGGGTCCTGCTTTGCCGCCATGAAGGCTTCCGGCGTCAAGCTCGCAACCGTCATCGCCAGTTCAACAAACTGGATTCTGGTCAGCGGGACCGGAACCGGATCGGTCGGTGGTGGCGGCGGGATTTCTTGCAGCGCCCAGTCAGTCCCGCTCCAGATCAGGTTATATTCCGTCGGGTCATAGATCGGCTTTGCCGGCGCTTCCTCCCAGCCCGTCGCTTCGCGCCCTTCCTGATTGTTCGGCAGATCGGTCCACAGCCGGCCAGTTGCGTCGTGGGCGCTGAACGGGATTTCCTGCGGTGCGCCGCCGTCTTTTCGATAAAGCGCGGTCATTGCTGACTCCCTTTGCAGCCGGAACATCCGGGACAGGTCTGCGTGGTGGCCGCTTGTAACATGCGCGCAACTTCATCGGCCGAAAAAGGCGCTTCGCCATACGGCGAAGATTCGTCGCAGTAAACGTCGGTCAGATTGCCGGCCACATCCCGCATCGCAAAAACACAAAAGTATTGCGTTCCATCCTCCAGCGCCGTCATGCGATGCCATTGATCCTTCGCGATGACGATCACGCTGCCCGCACGGAATTCCTTCGGCGCATGCCCGGCGGCTTCGCATCTGACCGCGCCGCGCGTGACCATCGTCACGTGGTCGTGATTGTGTCGGTGCCCGGCGTGCACATCGCCGATCTTCACCAGTTCATGCGATCGCCACCAGATGTTCCCGAAAAACCCGGTGGACCTGATGGAACTCATCCCGCCCCATTCGACGCGCGCAACCGCCGCGGCCTCCCGCTCGTCATGTGGTGCGATTGCGTGCATCACGCGGCCTTAAGATACGCACCCGGCACGTCCGGAAGGCGGAATTGCGTCGCGCGATTCACATCATCTTCCAGCAACAGCGCACGAGTGAACCCGGTGCCGTTGTATGGAAGCGAAATCGCTTTGCCGTCGCCGATATCGTTCACATACTGAGTCGCGCCGTAGTTTTCCGAACCTAAGCGCCGCAGCCGGACGTTCAGGCCGTTGCGCATGATCGGCAGGATGTCATAGCTGCCGGTGCCTAAGTTTGCGTAATGATACCACAGGCGGCTACTGACCCGCTTCCAATCGGTCGCGGTCGCCGCGTAATAGTGCGCTTCGCTTGGGCCGATTTCGGTCCACGATCCAGTCAGGCCAGTTTCTGAAACGAACCGACGCGGGATATTGGTCGCAGTCATCGTGGCCAGATACCAAAACCCGTTCGAATAGAAAAAACGGGTGTAGCCGCTGGTCTGCGCAGTGACCGGAAGGTTCTGCGAAACCCAACTCAAAGAGTCGCCCCAGCTTGGCGATCGATAATAGGTGGTCGTGTTATTGGTCGCCAGCATCACGCCGGCCGGGCTGTGCTCCAGTTCGGCACTTCCATATTGCCAGTCCCAAAGGCTGAACGGACTTGCCGGCAAGCTTGTGGGCGTCTGGAAATAAGCCCACGTCGTCCCATCCCATCGCTGATAAGTTGTGCCGCCGGGGCCAGCGAACAGATAATTGCCGGCCTTCGCCAAATAGGTTTGCGTTCTGGTCAGAGGGCCGGAAACCGTGGTCCACGTGATGCCATCAGCGCTGCGCTGCAAGCTGCCGGTGTCATCATAACTGTAATAAATCGAACAGTAGAAATAGCCGTTTAAGAAAACCGGCGGGCTGGCGCTGCGCCCGGCTGCGCCAATGGACACAACCGCGCCGAATGTCGCGCCGTTGTCAGTAGATCGCCGCGCGCGGATTCCGATGCTCGAATTGCCGGTCACTATCAGGACAATGCCGTTCCCGTAGGCCGGCGGGCCGTAGGCCTGTTCATTGGAGGCGAACGCGGTGCCTTGCGTCGCTAGGGTGCCGTGCTTTTTGCCCTTGATCCAGTCATAGTGTGCGTGGCCGATCTTCGCATAGGCGGCGGGATAGGTCGCTTGCAGTTGCACGCTGCCGTCGGCCGGAATCCACGGCGATCCCGGCGCAACGGCGAAGGGGCGAATGTCGCCGACCTCCGACCCGCCAGCGCCGGAAATCTTCCGCAGTGCGCTTTGATTAACGAACATCACGCGTCCAGTTCAGCGATCACGTCCACGTGCGCTTCGATATCACCGTTCGCGCTGGCTGTGACGCGGATCGCGTCGCCCGCCTCCAGCACCTTCGGCGGCGTCTGCACAGCGTCACCGGCCTTGATGACCGTGCCCTTGATGATACTGCGCGCCACATCGGCAGCGCTATCGTCCATCCATTCAACGGTCAGCGCAGCATCGTTCACGCCATCGACGTTCGTGCCCAGAACTTGCACGATCTGGACCTTGCCGGCCGGGACGGTGTGCATGATCGTCGGCGTCGTGGTGACGGCGACCGCTGGCGGCGCGCTCAGCCGTCCGGTGCGCACCATGCTAAGATCACGGGCTGCTGTCATGTCCGTTCGTCCCTTACATCCACGTCAGTCGAATAAAACCGTTCGCGGCGTTGCCGGGATAGCCCCCGCTATTTCCACCGCTGCCGCCGCCGTAGTTGCCGCCATTGGCGGCGGTATTTCCACCGGCCCCGGCTGGCGCGCCGCCGCTTGCGCCGCCCGTACTGCCGGCCGCATTACCCCCCGGCCCATCAGGTCCGGCTGCGCCGCCGCCGCCGCGCGACCCGCCCGTGCCACCCGCGAATTTTACGTCGCCCAGAGTATTGCCGGCGGCCGACCCGCCTGCCCCCGGAGTGTCCGCCGATCCGCCCGCGCCATATTCCGCGGCGCACAGCGTGGTGCCGATCGATGTTTCCGCGCGCACGGTAGTCATGCTGCCGCCACCGCTGACTGAAAGGTAAAGATTCGTGATCCCAGCCAGCGACATGGTTCGTTTAGCGTAGGCACCACCGCCGCCGCCTTGGCCGGACGCTGGTGGATCGGCGTCGCCATATCCCCGGCCGCCGGCCCCGATGCACTCCATGATGACTTTCGTCGCCCCGGGAAACTTAGGAACGGTCCCGCCGACGGCGTAAAGCACCACCTTTTTGCCAATGCCGCTTTTCTTGCGCGACGCCTGCGGGGCGTCGAACATGATCGGATGCGCCGGTCGGCCGGCCAGTGCGGTCGGTCGAACCGACGGCATTTAGTAATCACCCATAAAGGCGACCACATCGATATATTCGCCAGTGCCCAGCGCGTTACCGGCCCCAGCGAATAGACCCCAGCCGCTCGGCAGCATGATAAACCGATCCGGCGACCCGTCGATGAACGGCTTGTCGCTCGAAAGCACGTCAAGCGCGTTCGTCGCACCTAGGTTGCCGGCGTTCGCCGCCAACGTCGAAAGGCTTAGCTGGAATCCGCGCCACAGTTCCGAACCCGCCGGCATCGCTTCCGCGGCCGCCACGATGGCGGTCGGGAACGTCAAGGTGGTGGCGGTCACTGCCGACAGAACGGCCGCGAAGTCATTGGCGCGCGTGGTCGCGCCGCGCACGATCAGCACATCATCGGGCATCCAGCCGTCGGTCACAAACGAACCCACAGTGCGCGTGATGGTGTCCGGGCTGGCACCGTTGTCCACAAACGATCCCACGCCCATGTCGGCCTGCGCAGTCAAGCGCTGCGCCAAGTAAAGCCGCAGGGTATTCGCCGCGGTGTCGCTGCTGGAGGCGGACACGGCGTGCACCCGCGAACCAGACGCACCACCGGTGGCCACCCGCACGGGGCGGGATGAATGGCTGGGCGCAAGGCGCGCAGCTTGATTGCGCCACGAACCGATCAGAAGTGGATCAAGTGCCATTTTGTGACCTCACAGAAAACGTGATGCGATGAAAAGCCGGCGCGTTCGTTCTAGCCTTGCCCCCGCGGCTTCGATCACGTCTAGGCGAGTATCTAGCGCGGCATCGGCGGCGGTCAGCGCAACGTCGGCGGCGGTGTGGGCAGCGTCGGCAGCCGTATGGGCAGCAAGGGCGGCAGCTAAGCCCGTTATGTCGGCGATGGCATGCGAGTGCAAGCCGGTGCCGTCGCCGTTCAGGAACAGCGCGTCGGTTTCGGCTTTCGTGTAGAAGTCGCCGGCAAGGTTCGCGACGTGGCCGCGGGCCGATACATAGGCCCCGATCGGCGCGGCCGTTGTCAGCGTCACGTTCGGAGTCGCCGTGGTGTAATCGACACCAGCAACCAGCTTCACGCCGTTCAGGAACACATCCATCGCGGTGAAGCCGCCGGTGATCGTGAACACCGACTGCGGCGCGACCAGCGGACCGAAGTCGGCGCTGCGCGAACCGGCGATCGACACGTTCGCCAGATTGCCCCACGTCGCGCCGTTATAGACGCGGGTCACGTTCAGGGCGGTGTTGAAATAGAACTGACCGGTGGTCGAAGGGCCGGCAGGATCAGCAGCCAACGGCCCCAGATACTTCGAAAGCATGTCAGCAAGCGCTGCCGCACTTGCCGCCGCGGCGACGCTTGCCGCGGTCGCAGATGTTGCCGCCGCGGTCGCTGACACGCTGGCGTCGGCGACCATTTCCCAGTGCGCCTGCGGTGATCCTGACCCGCTGGAAATGATCCAGTCATCGTGCGGCCCGGGATCACCCCAGAATGCGATGACTTGCACGAACAGTTCGCCGAATTCCCGATCATAGCTGATCCGGCGCGCGATCGCGTAATCAGCGGTCGTGCCCTCGCGCTCCAGCGTGATGTTCGGCGAAGCGTGAAACAGTTCGCGTTCGGGGCCTTCCGGGATGATGAAGGTGTAATAAGCATCTTGCTCCAGCAAATGTTCGGTTTCGCTGGTCGCGGTCAGAAAGCCATATTCGGTCATCGCTGTGACCCGCTCGATGGCGGGCAACAGGATATCGTTCACGCGGGACAGCACCAGCGTGTTCACTTCCGCAATCGCGGCGTCTAATTCGGGCTGGAGGGCTTCGGCGGCATGCAAGCGGCCGTCAAGGTCATCTAGGACCTTGTTCCACAGCCGATCGGTGATATCGGTTGCAGGCTTGACCCGATATTGTTCAAACTTTCGCGTCACTGGTGCCGGCCGCCTGAACCGCTTGAATTTCTTCGCTGCGATCGACTGCGCCCTGATCAGTCAGGACGCCAAGCGCCGCGGAACTGACCCGATGCGGATTGAACGCTGGCGAAAGCGGCTTGCGCACGCCGGGCACGCGACCCGGCTGGTTCAGCCAGACGCGGTGCATCACTTCACCTTCCGGCGTTGATTGAACCGGTTCCGACGCCTTGTCTGGCGCTTTGTTGTCAGGCGCTTTTGCCATCGCTGGTCCCTTTCAGATCGTCGGCTTAGCTGGCCACATAGGTGACTTCGGACACCACCGGCAGTTCGGTCACGTCGGTGGTCGCGCCGTCGGTGATCGGCCTGATCGAAGTCGTGGAAGGCACCGTGAATGACGCGCGGCGCTCCACGATCCCCGGGATATCTTCCCGATCGCTGGTCGCAGTCGGATTGTAGACCGTCCCGCCGCCCGCCGGTGTCCACAGCTTCGGCAGAATGTCATGCTTCACTTCATCGAAGTTTTCGATGACGGTCAGCGTTTCAACGGCGGTGGAGGCGGCAGCAAGGGTGCGCGTCGCCGACACGTGCCGCATCGCAGCCGCGGGCCGTGTCACCTTCACTTCCGAACCGGTCAGGTTGATTCCGACTTGGTTGGCGCGCGTGCCTTGCATGGTCAGACGAATGCTGGTCTGCGCCGGAAGGCCGACGAACGGGTTCGGCCCGCCCGGTTCGAACATATACCAGTTCGGCGAACCAACCGGGCGGAACTCCCATTCCGCCTTCGCGGACTGCGGCACCACCATGTCGGCCAGAATGTCGATCGAAGCGAGACCGCCAGCCAGTGCAACCGGCGTGAATTCGATCACCGTGCGCTGATGCGCGAACGCGCAAATCCCGAAATCGATCAGGAAGTTGTGGGAAGGATCGTTCTGCCAGAAGTTACCGACCGAACGATAGAACAGCGTGCCGTCGGCGTAATCCAGCGCCGTGGTGACCGAAACGAAATGGTTGCCGGGCGTGATGACGGCGAAGCCATACACCTTGCCGGATTCCAGATAGGTCGGCGGGAACGGATAGCGGAAATTGATGATGCCGCCGGTGTCCAGCTTAAGCTGCGCACGCGGCACCGTGGTGATCCCGATCACGCGGTTCATGTCGGGCGTGCCGTCATCGCGCGTTTCGCAGATTGCGAACGTCACGTCACCGGACACGTCAAGCCGCGGGAAGTTCACGCCCCACGAATTGATCCACATATCCTGCGAAATGGTCAGCGTTTGCACCCACGCATAGCCACCATAGCCGACGGCCGGCGGGCTGGTGCGGTTCCAGTAGGGCGATCCACTAACGTCACCCCATTTTTTCGACACGCGATAGAGCACCGTCCCGGTGACGGCATCGATCTGGTTCGTCGGCAGCGCCTGAAAAATTTCGCCGGCCTTTTCGAAGATGCCGCGTTCAACGTCGATCCAGCGTCCGCTGCCCCACCAGTTCGATGACTGAGCGACAAAGAATTCCGCACCGAACCGGACGCGATGCCGGGCCATGTCGGAAACGACGATCGAACTGGTCAAATAATTGAACTGGTTTAGCGCCACCGATCCATCGTTCGACCGGATCGGGCGGGCGCGCAGTTCGGTGTAGACCGGCAGGATCAGACCGTTGTCGTGTTCGATGAATTTGTCATCGGTCGGATTCGCCAGCGTCAACGGCGCGCCGTTTGCGCCATTGCTGGCCGCGTTCGGGAAGCGCAGGCCTTCCATGATTTTTGCCGCATAGCCGGCGAATCCGGTGTCGGTTTCCAGCAGATCAAGGAAATAGTCGGTGCCGTAGTCAGTCGCATCGTCCGGCAGATCGACCTTCGCCTTCACGCGCGCCACGTCGCGGGCGACGCGGTTCACATAGGTCTGCGAAGCCTTCGTGCGCAGTTCGTTCGCCAGCCTCGAAATGTCGCCTTCCAGCGTTTCCAGCCGGGCGTTCCAGCGATCCATTTCAAGGCCCAGCAGATAGGCCATGTTGTAGACTTCGCGCACGCTCTTGACGCGGTTCAGGTCGATCATCTGGATCGACAGAACGCCGGTCGAATCCAGTGTGACATAGGCGATCGCCAGCAGATTATCGGCGATCACCTTCGGCGTCGGCGACGCTGATTCGTTGCCCAGTTCGAACGATACTGATGCAAGCCGCCAGTTTTCAGTCGCGTGCGGTCGCGCTTCGGTGACGCGGGTCACCACGTCTTTCAGGAATTCGCGATCCTCCACGCGGGCGTTCTGCCCCTCTGGAGGCGCGCCCGAAACGACGATCGTGGCGATCCGGCGGGTCGCAATCGGCAGATGCTGCTGGAAGGAAATTTCCGCGGCCTGTTCGGTGAAAAACACCGGGCCGGCGTTATACATCGCGCCCGGCGCGACGATCACAGTGAAGGGCGGGCTTTCGGTGACATTGAACCCGGAAAAGGCCTTGCCCGGTTCGATGCCATCCTTCGAAATTCGGTCAAGCGAAGCGCGGGTGAAACCGGCTTGCGTGTTGTAATCTTCGGCGGTCGCCTTCTGAAAGTCGCTCCACCTGACCTGCTTTTCCATGGTGCTTGCTCGCCCTTACAGATAGCGCCGCGCGCGGCTTGCGAATTTGTGTTGCCCGTCGAACCGAATGTGGTCTCTGAATTCAATAGGACGGGTCGTCTGGAAAGTCACCTGAATCGTGTCGTCAAGCGCCATCGCCGCTTCGACAGACTTCAACGCGCGGTCGGTGCGCGTCAAGTCATCGTCCACAAGGAAGTTTTCACCGACGAAATCCTGATCCAGAACCAGTTCCATCGGACCTAGAATCCGATCGGCTTGGATCATCAGTTCGGCCCGGCGCTTCGGCATGCCCAGCCGGGCATCGTCCAAAAAGTCGCCTTTCAGGCCAACCGGCCCTTCGATATCCGGGTCATAGTATCGAAGCCGGTCGAACACTAGGAACGGCGAATTGTCTGGGACCAGAAAGTAATCAGTCAGCGGATCGCCGTCCACGCACATGCCCCAGCCGGCGAACCCTTCGCGCGTGCCCCGTTCATAGCGTGGAATCCACGGCTCCGGTGCATCGACCACATATTCCGGCCGATAGGGCACCACATAGGTGACCGGGAAATCGGTTTCCGAATGGTAGTAATCCCGGTGTAATTCATAGGTGACGATTTTCGCGGTGACTTCCTCGCCGCCGATGAATTCACTGTCCAGAAAACCGTCGGTTTTGAACAGCGCCGCGCCGGCCAGACCGTCCAGCGCCACGCGCTCGAAATCGATCCCGACGCCGTTTTCCACGCGGGTGACCGACTCGTAAGTGCGCAGGTTTGTTTCGACGCCGTTGCGAAACAGCGTGGTGCGCCGGCCGGCCAGCACCGGGCCGCGATCGACCGGCAGGAATTCGGCGTCCATAAACGACCCGCCGGCACCCGAAAGCGGCGTTTCATCCGGATCGTCGAACCAGACTGCGCCATCGTCGCTTTCGAAGTATTTGCCCTTATAGATGCGGATTTCAGGCAGTAGCGAAAGCCATGCGTCGAATTCAGACTTCGACGCATTCGTGCCAAGGAACAGGCCCTGCGGCGGCGTCACATACTGCAACAGCTTAAGGTCGCCACCCGGGTTCACCGGATAGGACATGACCTCCAGCGCCATTTCGATGGCGACAACGGTCCCGCGGGCGGCCTTGAACTTCCACTGGTCGGCAACCCATCGGCGTTGAACAGCTTCCGGCCACGCATCATCCCATAGCGAAACGCCCAGCGCCCACGCCAAATATGGAAGGTTCTGCGCCGTGGTGCGCCATGGGTCCCATGTGTCGATGATCAGTTCAGCATTGATGGATAGCAGCTTGTGCACATCCACATCGGCCATCGCCCGTTCAAGGCCGGTGGCCGACTGATAGATCAGCTTTGACCCTAGGGTGGACGGTGTGAACATTCCTATTCGGCCCGGCCGACCATCCGCAGTTCGACTTCCGTCACGCGCACAGCCTGTCGCGCGTTCACCAGAATGTCGGCAACCGGTTCGCGGATGCGGACATTGTGAACACCCGGGACGAATGCCGCATCATAGATCGCGGCCAGTGTGTGATCCCCGCCCAGCACCCGCTGCGCTTCAATATGCGCGTCAACCGCTGCGCGGATTTGCGCCATGATGCTGGTTTCGTCGATTGCCGGCAGCAAGGTGATATCGATCACGTATTTCGTGTTAATCACCACGACACCGGCAACGCGCACCACCGCGGTCAGAGGCTTCACCGTCGGTTTGTGCAAATGCGATCGCGCCGCCTCGATTTCCGCGGTGGTCGGCTTCGGATCGGGGCGATCCGCCATCAGCGTCACCACGACTTCCTGATCATAGCGCGACAGATGCACCAGCACGGCGCTGGCGTCTTTCAGCGTCGGCACCGCGGTCAGCGCGTGGAACACATAGGCTTCCTCTGCCCCGGCGGTGCTGAACGCGTTCGCCGCCAGCCAGATGCGCCGCCGATAGCGGTTATCCATGCGGCGCTGTTCGATCAGCGGCGTGGTCAGCACATCATAGGTTTCGCTGGTCGCGCGTGGCACGCCGCCGGGATAGCGCGACGCGATCGCGTCCAGATCACCGCCGATCGCATGCACCAGTGTCAGCGCACGCGCGGCCTGATTCACCCGATCTTCCAGCTTCACGTGAAGGTCGGTGTTAACTTCCTGATTGATCTTGATCGGGTCGAATTCCAGCCCTTCCACGTCATACTGCGCGCCCATCGGCGGGTCGTATTCCGTCCAGCGGGTTTTCAGCGCCGTCATGCGTTCGACCAGCGTGGCTTCGCTGTCCGTCGGAACGATGACCACCATCGCCGGCAGTTGATTCGGATCGATAATGGAAAAGCGACTCATGGTTGCGGCCTATCCCACATCCCCTGCCCATTGCCGACGATGCCCATGGACTTTTGCGTTTCCGGCGTCACGTCGCCCAGATGCGCGCGCGGCCGGTGAATCCCTTCGTTCCGGAACGTCGCGTGCCCCAGCCGCAGTTCCTCCGGTGAAGTCAGCGAATTGATCACGTTCGGCGCTGTTTCTTCCGGCGATCTGGTCAGCATGCGCACCCGCGTCACCCGATAGTTCGGTTCCCACAGATCGATCGCGCTCGCGATGGCCCAATAGAATCGGGTTATCACGCGCGACGTGGCCAGTTCGCCAAGGATATGCGGAACGAACGAACCAACCCATCGCCGCAGAACGCGGTCATGGTAGCGCGTCACAAATATCGTGAAGATCGACTGTTCAGTGTGCGACCAGCCGACAAGCATCTTCCCCGTTTTACGATCCATGCCGACCCGCACCGGGCGAACCGGCGCAGGTCGGATATTATCCGGCCAGATATAGGCCGAAGGGTCATAATCTTCGTACCGCGGAAAAGTGTTGTCGGCCACAGATCACGTTTACTTTTTCGCCTGACCCGGGGCGTCGGCCATCTTCGTGCCCTTGTCCAGCGTGGCTTTGCCTTCGCCGATTAGCTGCTGTGTGGCGGCCATGCCTTTCGCGCTTTTCTTTTCCAGAGGCTTCGTGCCCAGCACGCCCTGATCAAGCAAATACTGGGCTTGCGCTTGCGTCAAACGAACGATGCGATCGCCATCACGATCGACCGGGACCTGACCGCCAAGGTTTTCGACGGTCGAATCATAAACATAGAATTCCTCGATAGGGTCAGGCTTGCGCGGGACTCCAGCGGGTGAACGTGCCATCGGTTTCGCTCCTATCAGTCGTTTTTGTCATCATCCGGAACCGGGTCCTTGCCGATGACGATCGGGTGTGAGGCTATAATCTTTCCCTTCACCACCACAAGCCACGTGTCGGTGCCCATCTTGATTTTCGCACCTTCCTTGTGCGCCGCGTACCGTCCGGCATTCTTCACGCGCCCGGTCAGATAGCCTTCCTTGTTCATGCGCTGAACCATGTCGGGGTCGGCCTTTTGCGGCTGGCGCTTCTGCGGCGTTTCCGACGCATCACCACCGCCCCCTTCGCCGCCGCCTCCACCCGCGCCGCCCGCGCCGCCGCCTTGCTGACCTTGCTGGCCGCCCTGTTGCTGTTGTGGTTCCTGCAACCAGTTCTGAAACGTCGATTTCGTTTTCAGGCCGCGCAGCGCATCCTGCTGATAGGTTTCTTCATCCTGCCCCGAATTGCTCGCGTGATCCGGCGCTTTATATTGATTGTTCTCCGCATAGGCCTGAACTTCCGCCTGCCGAAGATCGCCATCCGGCGAACTCATCATGACGTTCTGGCCTTTTTTGAAAAACTTCCGTTCGCGCGATCCGCCGCGGTGATTGCCGGTGTGAAGCCACGGCGACATGAACTTTCCGCCGCCGGACTGTTCGCCCATGTTCACCCGGATTTTATCTTCCTTCACTTCCTCGATTGTGCCCTGCCGGCTGCCGAAGGCGCTCTTTCGTTTCAGGTCTGCCACTTCGAAAAGCAGCTTCTGCATGTCGTTTGCCATCACCTTTCCCCGCTGTATGGATCACGAATGAATGCAAAATAATCGATTGCGGCGTCCATGGCACGTTCCCGCAACCGGTCCAGCTTTCTTTTTCTGCGGTTACTCAATGCCGCGCGCGACACCGCCAAGTCGGCCGGCAGTTCGTCGCCGCCCTCCACTTCGTAGTCATCGGCGGTTTCAAAAACCGAAACTGTCAAGGTGCCAAGAAACTGGCGCGGGGCGGTCACGGGTCAGGATCGGGCGGGGGCGCTGGTTCGATGACCGCCGGATGGCCGCCCGCTTCATCCGTTGTCGTGATCTTCACGGCGATCGCCGGATCGTCAAGGTTGCTGTGTGTGATGGTGTCCGCGGCATGCGGGGCGATGCCGGCGGCCATCGTGCCTTCGCGCGAAATGTTCAGCAGCGACCACTGTTCAACCCAATGCGACAGATCATTATCCGACACGATATGCGCTCGCAGGATTTTGCCGATCGCGCCCATTTCCGCATCGGCTTCGAAAGCGGTCAGCAACTGGTTCCAGAACGCTGGAAGTTCGCCCGTGCGGAATAGCGGCTCCGCAATCGTGCGCAGTTGCATGCGAATCACCCGGCTTGCGTACCTGACGGCCGGGGCCTTGTCGGGATCGTGCCCGGGGCCTCCACGCCGCACTTCGATCTTCGATCGATCGCGGATCGTCATCTTGCGCCAGAATTCCGCCCACGGGTTATCGGCAGAAAACAGCGCCTGCCCGACCTGCCGGCAGATCAGGCCGACCTGCAATTCCAGCGCTTCATCGGTTTCCGCAAGGTCGCGCACCAGCGTGTCGGCTGGCACCTGATCAATGTCCGGGTCGCTGGGATCACGGTCGCCCGGGTTAGTGGTCATCTGGTAAACGTCGGAAACGGCGACTTCGATCAGCAGCCAGACCGTTGCCTGACCCGTCGCCATCGACAGTTCCAGCGGATCGATATCGGCGTCATCGGTGAAGACTCCGATGTACGGCTCGCGATCGGCGTCCAGCTTTATGTCAGCAGCCTGCGCCGGCGAATCGAACACGCGCGATCCGACGAACGTGCGCCCGCGCAGGGCCTTCACGGTCAGCAGTCGCAGAATATCTTGCGTTAAGATCACCGCACCACCGCGCACCAGAACAGCAACCGGGCGCTGCCATCCTCTGCCATGCGCGTGATTTCGACAAGGCGATCGGCGGCGTTTTTCTGTTCTGGAAGTTCGAAGCGATCGCCCTTTTTCGGATAGCCGTGCGTCGCATAGTCATCTTCGAAGTAGGCGCGTTCGATATCGATCAGCAGCGCAGCGCCGGCGATCTGGCCGCCCTGTTCGGTGTTGCCTCCAGCGCCTTCCACCGGCGCTGTGGTCGATCGCCACGACACCACGGCCCGCAAGGGATCGTCGATCGTTTCGCCGCGCACGGGGCGAATTGGATCGGGCGTCGGCGTCGTTTTTACGTAAGTGCCGCCGGCTGGGCGAACGTAAGGCCGCCACACCACCGATTCATTCAAAAGGCGGCCCACACTGCGGGCCGCCCTTTCGTCTAATTCGTCGAAAACCGTCAAGGTCTATGACGCGGTGGCGCGCTGCAACACTTCCGGCCGCAGGCAGAAATAAAGCGGATATTTATACCCCTCGACCCGCTGCCACGCACCGCGATCGCGGTCCGGGATGGTCATCGCGTAAATGTCCTGCCCGGGGCGATTGATGAAGGGTTCGAATTCAGCCGGGCCAAGGGCGCGGCCGAAAACATTGCGGGCACCGACCGGGAAGAAACGCGCCGTGCCGGCTGGGATCGCAATCGCGCCGTCATCGCTGGGGCGGAACTTGTGCCAGATGATGCCGCCGAACTCGAATTCGTCGGGCGACCGGCGGTTCAGTTCCATCGCGCCGGACCAGCCCAGATAGGCGCGCTCCACCATCGGATGGCTGATCAGCAGTGCGAAAAACGCCGGATCGGCAAGCGCATGGACAACGGTCTGACCGTTCACCCATCCGCCCTTATAGGCCAACTGCATGGCGTCGATGATTTGCGTGCACTTGTCGCGCACGTTCGTGGTCGCGACGTTCAGGGCGAAGTTCACCGCGGTCGGCTCGGCGATATCCCAGTGATCATAGAAATCGTCCAGCACCGTCACGCCGTCGGCGTCCATCACCTTGCCCATCAGGGCACCGAAGCGCATGTGTTCTTCGGTCAGTTCAAGGTCCTGCCGGATTTGAACACCGCGGCTCGCAACTTCGGCGGTCAGATCGGCAACCGCCTGCAAGCGCGGAAGCTGCAAAACGCCCTGCAATTCTTCCGCATAGATCGTCGAACCCTTGGCAAGTCGCTTCGTGCTGAACAGGCGGAATTCGCCACCGCCCTTTTCCAGTTCGACGGGCGGCGCGCCGATCGGGCTGACCGGCACCAGCGATCGCGAATTGTCCCGGCGGAACACGGCGACCGCCCGGAAGCGGCTGCGCGTTGTCGGGAATAGCGCTTCGCCGAACTGGCCAAGCAAGTCGGGCACGTAGTCAATCCGTTCGAAGGCGGCAGTCAGTTCGATCGCCCGGAACGATGTGCTGGTGAAAAGGTCTTGCAGCATTGGATTTGCTCGCTTTCGCTGGGGGCGACTAAGGCCTGTTGATTACCGGAACGCGATGCCAGCGGCGGCCAGTGCCGCATACGCGGCATCTTTCTGGCCATTCGTTGGCGTACCGGCGAAGGCAAGCGCCGCACGCTGAACTTCCGCGTCGCGCACGATGAAGGTGGCCTTCACGGCCACATCCGTCGCATCGACGGTTTCGAACAGAATGGCGGAAGCCTTGTCTGCGCCGGTTGCACCGCCGGCGGGATCATAAGGCACATATTCGCCAGACCCTGCCGCAGCCGTCACGGTGATATCGAAGCCATCGCCGGCAGCGAACGGTGTACCGCCTGCGGTGATGGTAAAATTCACGGGGCCGTTGAATGCCGCGCCCGGTGCGCCGCGCCCCACTTCCTCGCCGCCCGGTCCGTAAACCGCGAACGTGTCAGCGTCCAGAAACCGCGCGCGATAGACGCCCGCGCCGGCGTCATTGTCGGCGGTCAGGGTGCCAAGCGTGCCGTTGCCGGTGTTGCCGCCGGCGGCCGCGGCCGAAGATGATCCGCGCGTCGCGGCACTGGACCGGCGCGCCATAATCATGCCGTTCGGGACCTTCCCCGCACCGGATGCGACCACGGCCTGTTCACGCGAACGATAGCCGCGCGCTTCTGAAACGATAAACGTGGCGGCAAAGCCGACCGGGTTCACTAAGACGGGGGCCATAGGTCATTCACTCCGTTTCGGGGCCGATGCCCGCGTTTAGATTATCGCCGTGCGCTGGTGTTGCCGCCGGGATAGCGGCGCTGCGCAGCGGTCGAAGCATTTACGGTTTTCAGGGCGCTGTCCCAGTTGCTGCCCTCTGTGTGGGCTTCCAGCGCAGCGGCCTTTTGCTCACCCGGATGGCTGGTCACGTCGTCTGCGCCGGTTTCGTTGGCGCGCTGACCGATCGGCGGGATCGCAGCGGCCACGGCGACATTCGCGACCACAAAGGCCACAACGTCATCGGCGCTCATGCCGGGCGATTTGATTGCAAGGTCCAGCGCCGCCTTTTCGCGGCCCTTCACACCTTCGTTCGAAAGGATCGATGCAAGTCGCGTTTGCGCGGTGGCGGTGCCTTCGGCAACGCCGGCGCTGAACACGTCAGATCGGAAGCGGTCCACGTCGGCCGACGTGACCAGCAAATCGCTGTTTTCCTGCGGCGTGCCCAGAAGCTGAATTGTTCGTGGATCGGTCATTTATCACACCCCTTCGTGCCGGCTTGCGGCTTAGGTC